CTTCCTCCCCGCATCTCACTACCGCCCCTTACGGACGGCAGCTACGGCCTCATGAAATGTTGGCCTGCGGAGCCGGTGTTGACCAGGCGTTCGCCTGAGTCACCGAGACGAGTCCACACGGGAGCCTTGATTAAGTCCCGGGGATCCCTCGTTTGCTGCGGTCCATGCCCAAACCAACCTCCCCGGTTGAAGAGGGCACCACCCAGCCGACAGCACCGATCCAGCTTGCTTTAACCGTCGGGATGGCTCCTTAGAGGGCCACCTTGGGTCATGGGCCAAAGAAGGCCCCACCTCTTTATCGGGTTTCACTCGAACTTGGCTCCCGGCAGCTTCATCTCCCCAACGGGGATCTGCGAACCGGGTTTACCGAGAGTGACAACATGAGGATCAGTACGCCCGCAAAAGACCTCTTTCCCCATCCGTTTGGCCTAAGGACTATACAAAGAGTCCGCCGCGGTTCAGGGGGGTGTAATCACTTGCGGGTGCTCCCTTTCAGCCCGACTCCTGGTTTCGGCCAAAGGCCGAATCTGTACCGCCAGTCCCTCCATCAAGGGAGAGAACACCCCGTGCTATTGGGGATACCCTTTCGGGCAGATTCAGGCGGGTTATTCCAGGGAACAGGTGCGAGGCTTAAGGCCTCTGACTTACAGTAACCGACCAAGCCCAGTCCGCGTCGTCTCAGGAGCTGAGCGACGGATCTGGCAAACCTTCACAGGACCGGCGACAGAATGTTCGGTCCGGAGCGGCAGGAACGAATCACTGCCCTGGCTCGGCTAACAGGGAACAGTGCCTGCACCGATGGGACGGCATCCTCGTGTGCCCCTCAAGCGAGGAGTGGGGAGAAGGCAAAGACAGCCGCGGAATAAGAGACGGCAGAAGGAGGGGTGGCCGGATTGACGAGCAAAACGAAGCCATCACCGGCAGACTGCACGGTGAAGACGAAATTTGCCACCCAAGCTGTTGTACCGACGGCAGAGAGGAGGTTTGGAACAGTGGAAGGGTCGAGAGCCGTATTCCCTGAAGTAGAAATACTGTAGGAGACGTTCGACATACCGGCCCCCTCCACCATAATGGTCGCCATACAATAAAGGTGCGAGCTTACAGCTGCACCAACAAAATTAAAGTGCAGACCACCTCCAGAAACAACTGCCGAGAACGGACCCGGGGAGACAACCGGCGACGGACCGAAGGGGTTCGTCGGCGTAATAATTCCCCCGGCGAGCATCGTCACCACGGGAGAAGAGCCTTCAGATGGCTGGGGTTCCAACAACTCAACGTCATAGGAGACCTCAAGGGTCCCAATGAAACTGGTCGAGGAGCCCTGAAAAGCCAACATATACAGATTCCCGCAGTCAAACTGCGGGAGAGCTGAATTAGAAACGGCAACTCCCGGGGCGGTTCGGATAAGCTTTCTTTTGCCGAGGGCACCAAGTGCACGCTGAGGTACCTGAAGAGTCAAACGAGAGTAGGGTGCGCCATTGACCCTCTCCCTGAAAGAAAACAGGTTCTGCAGCGACGTAGGCTCAGGGTTCGACGGATCTGGATCGAAAGCCATCGCTACCAGTCCGGCCGAGGTGGTCGGACAGGACGGGCGGTAATCGAACCGGAGACTGTGGAACTGATACGACTGGAAATTCTGGGCGATCAAGGAGAGCCATGGAAAGCTCAACTGAAGGCCCGGATTGATTCCGAAGAAGTACAGAGCAGTCGGAACTGAGCTCGTGGTACCCATCTGCACGGACTGAAGCAGCTCTGTGTTGCGAACACGGAAGCCACCACCACGGGACCCGGAAACTCTGGGACCCTGGCTGCGGCCCTTCGTGGAAACAGCCACAGGCACAGCAACAGTTGCAGTACCCTTCTTCGCATTCTTGCCTTTCCCCTTCCCTTTTCCAGGGAGCACAACAAGACGCTTCGCTTGCATTTGCTTTGCAGCCTTTGCTGTCACGAGCATTTTGCATGATGTGATGTAGGGGTTTCACCTCACGGGGTGGACTGTCCATTTGTCTGGAAACTGCGCCGTGCAGTCTCTTGGCATTTTGGTTAGCACTCTAAGAGTTTTGGGCAAGACCCTCCAAATCGCGTTCAACCTCGGCGTAGCCGGGATCGACGTCAGAAAGAAGGGCACCAGACAAACCCCCTTGGGCCCAAGACGGCCCAGAATAAAGCGAAGCACCACGACGGAGTCTCGAGTCCAATAGTTTCTTAGCTGAGGCTGGCCATTCGGAGACATGAGAGATCTGAACAGCTCTCGAAATCTCGGTATATGAAGAGAATGGTCTTTTTGAAGTCTCGAGCAGATTCCCCCCAAGCGTTTCCAGAGAGGGACACGCGACCCCACCCTGAGCCACACGCCGACTATACCAATGCCGAACTAAGTCGGAAAGATCCCAGCGATGGCAGTGGCCAAACTGACCGAGGAGGGCCTTGGGCCCTGGTAACTTGGTCAGAGTGAAGAGGATGACATCATTCCCGGCAGGATTGTTGGGATTGAAAAGGGCTTTCAATGCGGAGTGTTTACCGCCTCTTTCGGGTAAGACCCGTTGAGCACAACCCTTTGAATTGAAGCCAGGTAATCCAGGCTGACCGCAGAGAGAAGCGCGGAAGGCATAAGCCAAACGTGCAATCCAATCTTGGTCAGGGAGTTCCTCTTCCAGGGTCTCGAAATTGACAATTCGAGAAGGGGGGAGATACTGAAGAATGAGTTTTACGGGCAAGTGAATGCCGAGGGCAGCCCGGAAGATCGGGGCGGCCCGCTCATCTTCGAGAAAGTGCTGGGCGAGTATCAACTGGCTGCGGGAAACGTGGGGGAGGACGAAATCCTCAAGGCCGTCACGACGGACCCTTTTCTGACGTCGGGAGAAAATGGGATTGACCCCATATCCACCCAGGGCGACAGGGAGGAACCAGTTCGGACGGTAAATGCTCTTTTCAAAGAGAGCCTCCCACTTCCGAAAAGCCAGAGGCAGCAACTCGGCTGCCTTGGGGTAGAGCTCAAACATGGCCGAAAGATCCTTCCCGACCTGGTCAGGGGAGGCAGGGGCTTTAGAGCCCTTCTTCACGGTCAAACCGTCAATCAGATTTTGATTGAGATAGCCCCTTCTCGCGATTACGCCACCGCGGTCCTCAAACACCTGGTTGTTGATCATTGCGAGGATATGGGAAGAGTAATTCTTCCCAACAGACGGACGAAAACCAACGTCCGCTGACGTCCTCCAGAAGATATCTGCCAGGCGGGGACACACGCGGAAGAGAGCGTCGTCACCGTTCACCAGCACATTGTGCAACAGCACCTTCAACAGCCTCTGCTTGGATGCCTGAAAGTACTGGTCCGATTCCAGGAGGAGGCGGGCACGTGCCCGCATACGGTCCATGTTCCGCAGAATCCCTTCCAACCGGAGACTTTCCTCGAAGAGCAGGAGATCCTGCTCACATTCGGGGCAATCCCGGAAAATCCTTCTCACGCGACGGTCCGAATCGTAATGCTCGAGCCAAATGGCGAGCAAATCGGCCGAGGTGAGAGGATCCTCTGCAATCTGAAGATCAACGATATCCGTGGCGGAAGAAATAAACTTCTTGATCGCCAGACGGATCACGCTCAAATTAAGTACGCAGAGGAGGGGGAAGGAGAGGGGGTGACCCATCAGCTGACCGCACGTCTGTTGAAGAACCAGACGCGACTTGCAAATACTGGGCTTGCAAGCCCAGTGAGCAGGAGCGACTGGATTCTTCTTTTGCTCCCAGAGGTCCAAAGCCTCTTGGGAAATAAAGAACGAATCTTCACGCGTGGCGGGCTGAGGGATGCCCTGAGCAGCTAGGACCTGACCTGGAATAGCGGCCCCGACCAGGGTGCAAGCGTTGTATCTGAGGAAAGCCGGCATCAAAGAGAGCCAGGCCAAGTCCTCGTTATGCAGACCGCGAAAACCATCGAAGGCGGCCTTGGTGGCCTCCATCGACAGATAATCGGTCGATGATTTATAGTCAACGCTCAACCAGTACCAAGAGGGGAAAGGAACACCCCTCCGCATCTGTTGGACTCGGGGAGTCAGTGAGGGAAGCAGCATAGTCGATTCACGCTGTTCCTTCCAAAGTGAGAGGAGCTGGCCTTGAGCCGGCTGAATTGCCGTCATCAAATAGCCGTTTCCCGCTGTGATGATCCGAAACTTTGAAGGTTCCGGAATGGCCTGCACCTGAACCCCAAGGAGGTTCTCGGTCTTCTCGCGTTGCACCTCGCGTCTTGTGATTTTCACCACGCGACGGTACTCAACCTGACGCCACTTCCCGACGGCCTCTTGCAAACGATGCAGAGGACGTCGAGTCATGAGAAGGTTAAGCTCTGAGAGGGGAGGGGCCCCAACAGGGGGGTCCGGAAGTTTCAGCGGGGCAACAAGAGTCATTGAGCCACCCTGTGCAAAGGTGGCCTGCAGGCAAGCTTTACCAGTGGGCAAGAACTTCACTGCTGGTGTCTCGGGAAGTCTCTTGGCGACGCGGCGGCTGACTTCATCGATTTCAGCCAACGTCTCGTCATTCGGTTTCCGACTGACAGACCCACAGATCAAAGTCATGTGGTCCAGCAGAGCAGCACGTTTCCGGCCTAGTCCGAGCGGAGGCCAATGCCTCTTACACTCGAGGAGACCCTTGAAAAACGAGAGATCTCCCCGACTTCGCGCTCGGCCGACAAAGGTTAAAGCCCACCCTGAGAAGAGCGGGACATCCTCCCATGGACTTCCGATAAGAGAACTCGGAAGGGGAGGATCCTCTGCCAAATGCCGGAAGCCTCTACAGGCAAGCCGTGCACAGTGGTACTTCACGAAATCTTGCTCGCGCTGCAGTGCATTTTGCATTTCGAGCAGCAAGCTGGCAACTCTCGCGAAGCTCCTCACACAACGGCCGAAATTGCGTTGGTCCAGTGGTTTTGCCCCATGGGCAACCACAAAGACCCTCACAATTGACTCCGTCAACTGAGGGACTCCCGACCCTTCGGGGAAAGGGACGAGAGATTCTCGGGCAACAGCCTCGAGAATGCCGGCAAGGAGGGAGCAAGCAGAATATCCCAAATCCCGCCTCTCGACCTCATTGCAACCGCTTTCGGAGCAGGTCAACCGACCTGGTCTAACTCCGACTGGCACTTTGTTGCAGTCTGGAACCAGTTTCCAGACGGAACGCTGATGTGGCCTCATGGTCATGTC